TGCCAAAACCATTGACATCTTTCGCCTTATTAGTGAAGAGATTAGTGCTTGTGAGAAACGATCAAGGGAAATGAATAATGGCAAATAAATTTGTAATTGAAGTCAGAGCTAAAGGGTTTACGAACCTTGAAGGTCAGTTAAATAAAGCCAATGGTGCGATGGACAGATTTGGCAAAAAAAGTCAGAGAGCTGGGAAGCACGCTTCTGGCATGAGAAAAACCATTGCTTTAGTTCGTAATAGTGTTCTATTGTATACATTTGCCCTTACAGCAGCAGTTAGAGCTATTGGAACGCTTGTAAGTTCATCGGCAAAATTTGAAGCAGTTAAAACACGATTGGTTGGATTAACTGGTAGCGTTGAAAAAGCTAACAAAGCATTTGATGTTTTTAATCAAGTCGCAGCTACTACACCTTTTAGTTTAGATGATGTGGTTAATGCTGGAGCGCAGTTAAAAGCGTTTGGTGCAGATGCAGAAGCCTTAATTAAACCGATTACTGACCTTGCAGCATTTATGGGTACGACTGCTACCGAGGCTGCTAACTCTTTTGGTAGAGCCTTTGCTGGCGGTGCTGGTGCTGCTGATATTTTACGAGAGAGGGGTATTCTTAACTTAATAAAATCCTCTCAGGGTTTAAAAGATTTATCCAAGACAACTTTACCTGAGTTTCGTGAAGCTTTAATATCCTCAATCCAAGATCCAACTATAGGAATAGAAGGAAGTACCGAGAGATTATCTAAAACCACAACAGGCGCAGTCTCTAATATGGGTGATGCTTATACTCGATTAGCTGTCGTTATTGGAGATAAATTAAAGCCTACCACCGATGCTACTATAAAAAGCTTAACAAACCTCGCAGAAGGTACAATTAAGATTATTGAAGGTGACACAAGAACGAGAGCAGAAAAATTAGTAGATGAATTAGAGATATTAGAAGGACAATTTATCCTAAACACTAAAGCGATGGATCCAGTGACCCAGGCATCGTTGGACTTAGGGGATGCACTCGATATGGCAATGGCAGGGTCTAGTGCCTTATATAGCGCTAATAAGGATTATGTAGGGGCATCTCCAGAATTACAAGCTTCTTTAATTAAAGAAAATAGTGCGATAGTTACTAAAAATAATCTTTTACAAACGAATAAAGAAAGAATACTTGAACAAACTACTACGATTCTTAATGAACTTGCAGCGATGGAGTATAAAAACACAGCTTTAGAGTATCAAGCACAAGTGTATCAAAAATTAGTGGATTCTATTGAGAATGTAGTCGCAGTAGAAAATTTGCACCTTACGAAATTAGAGCAAGTAAAAGAACTTAAACCTCTTGATCCAGTTACAAATGCATTCAAAGTTTTAGATAGCACACAAAAAACAGCAATAGGCATGACACAAAAGTTATCCGATACGTTTGTTCAAGCTGGGATTCACGGTCAAAATATGGGGGATGCTGTAAACACTGCCCTAAAATCCATAGCAGCAGAAATATTATCGCAGGCTGTGGTATTTGGGCTTATGAAAACTTTCTTTGCCCCAGCATCGATTGGATTTGGGTTCGGTGATTTTTTAGCTAAGTCTTTTGGTATCGGTCACTCTGGCGGTGCAGTAACAAAGAAAGGTGTTCAAACTTTTTCCAGCGGTGGAATAGTGAGCGGCGCAATTACACAGAATGGTGTACAAGCTTTTGCCGGTGGCGGCACGGTGCGCGGTAGAGATGATGTCCCTATCTTAGCCCAGGCTGGAGAGTTTATTGTTAAAAGGGATTCAGCGCAGTCCATTGGTCTTGATACATTAAGACAGATGAATGAGACAGGCCAGCCGTCCAGTAATATAGTAGTTAACATTCACGGCGGTGTGGTGCAGGATGATTTTATTAGAAACGAACTAATACCCGCAATGAATCGTGAAGGGGTAAGGATTGCTCGATCTTAACACTACTATAACTAATGAATTAAATAGTAGATCAACCAGGGGCATCTTTCTAATAAAGTTATTTTATGGAGATGAGACTAATTTTACTGGCGTATCTACTGTTGATTTTACTGATGGCAGCGACTTCTATAAGGGTGTGGTGTCGTCAATGGGGGATATTTCTTATGACTTGGATTTTTTTGGGTTTAAAGCAAAGCAAAATGGGATTACTCTCAAAATCATTAATGCAAAAGCGTTTGACGACAATAAGCGCTTTTCTGATTTAGTAGGAACAAATGCTTATGATAACAGGAAGTGCGAAATTTACGTTATCCCAAATGAATTATCAGGATTAATTACCAAAGAAATAGTCTCCTATGGTAAAATTTCCGCTAATTGGGATTACGATAATCGGTTTGTGAATATTCGCATAAGTGATTTCCGTACTGGTATCAATGTAGCGTTACCGCAGACAGTCATTAAAGAAGATGATACAAGTAATGACTTTCATTATGCTCCAGAAGATAATTTTAACAAGCCAATACCTATTCTTTATGGTGATCATTCGCATAACACTGCTTTTGACAGTGGCGTTTTAACAGAAGAGACTGAAAGATGGGCCACGCGGTCTAAAGTACCAGCAATCGTTGTAAATGAGTTTGATACTTCTTCTAATAAAGCGATTGCCAAATGCGATACTCAGGCCGTACATACATTAAACGCATCTACTGTTTATATATATAACAACGGAATGTATAGCGCTTTAGAAACTGCGAGTTCTGCTGTCGCCGTTGATGCTGCAACTGCAAAAATATCCTATGAAGGAACTACTGCGTATGCGATGATAGGTTTAAATATGGATTCTGCGGTGGATAGTAGTTTTACAAGGGATCGCTTTGAGAATACATCTGTTACTAAGTCTCATTCGTATAGTGGCGATGGTGAGTATAAAGATTTAATCACCTTCGGTGTACCACAAATGACCAATCTTGGCACAATAGACACAATCAAAGTGTATTCAACAGCAACAGCAAGCGGATCAACCTCATTGACAGCAAGATGGCTTATAGATGGGGTTGCTGCTACAACTGGGTCTGCAATCATTGTAGGGCAACGAGGAATAGTCAATTCTTCGGATATTGATATTACAGCAGATTATTCTGCTCCTCAAAAAGCTGCGTGGGATTTAGAATCAGAATTAACTGTAGAAAGTCAATTAGCCAGCAGCAGTGGTAGTTTAGTCTTTGACCAGGCGTGGCTTCAGATTAAATATGCAGTAAATGACCCAACTGTCCATAAGAATTGGTATGATGTGGTTGTACCTTCGGGGATGTTTCTTGGTGGTGAGAACCCAGAGGAAATGGAGGGGCATGAAGTACACCCAACGGAGTTGGTTTTTTTAACACCAAATAATGTAAAAATAGTATATATATCAGGGAAAGGAAGAAAGTACGGTAGCTGGGTAGATGGATCTCGGGGAAGTCCTGGTAATAGCCACAACTCAGGTGACTTAATTGAACACCCAGTTTATATTATAGAGGAAATTTTACGAACTGAATTGGGCTTGGGGGATACAAATATCAATATGATATCATTTGATACTGTAGCAGCAGCGACCAGCACATATAAAGCAGCCTTTAGTCAATTCAATCGAGACAAGGCTTTCAATATCATTGATGATATATGTAAACAGTTTTGCTTTTACTTCTTCTTTAATGGGGAAGGGAAGGCGACCTTAGTGAATAAAAAGCTCGCGTCTGCGTATGACCCAGCTTCACTAAGCCCAGACTATTCTATAGATTTTAATGACTGCGACCTAGGCATAATCAAAAAGACTGATATGAATAAGGTCAAAACCAAGGTCAGAATAGAATATGACTTTGATTATGGCTCATCGAACAATAGACTGAATATTGAAACCAGTTCACCCAATAACACGGATTTTAACAGAGACAAATCAATGGATTTAGTGATAGACTGCAATAAAATACGCTATGATGTAGAGCAGTCTAACGATACAAACGCCAAAGCACTGGCGACTACAGTCCATGATCTTTATAAGGATAACCACCAAACGCGCAAGAATGTGGTGAGCATCACTGCCCTTAACCCCATCTATCTTAAATGTGAGATTGGTGATATAGTTGGGCTTTCCAATGTACCGAGCGACATAACACTCTTTGGGACTGCTTTCTCTAATCAGAATTTTATGATTACAAAAATATCTAAATCGGAATCAGTAATTAAAATGGATCTTACCCAGGTGTCCTAATGGCTAAATACTTTGTATATCCACTAGGTGGACAGTCTCCTACGTATGCCATCAGCAGTGGCTCTATCCCCGATGGTGGTGGAGCATACACTTCCAACTCATCAAAAGTTACAAATACCGAGAGACTAACAGACGATAGCCTGGATAGTGCTGCAAACTTTACAGAACAGCATGCGACAATCAGAGTAGATAAAGGTGGAGCTGCGGTAAATACGCTTGATGCTATGTATTACTATTCAACCGCAGCAAACAGCAATGGGTTCAGATTTTATACAAACAGTGCAAACGACGATTCCTCTAATAGTGGATACACCGGGACAACTACATTAAAGGGATGGAATACTGAGGAACTATCAGATGCTAGTAATTCTGAAAGATATTGGTATATGTCAGCATACGAGGGAGCAGTAACTACGATTACAGAGGTTGTATTGGGAGTAAAACTAGATCTAACCAATGTTATACTTGGGGGTTCTGAAGGTGTAAATTATGGCAACGATGTGATGATCAGCTCTGGTGGTAATGAATTTTCTAATCAGCGGCATGGTGCAAAAAAATTCTGGAATTTAAAATTACGGCATGTGTCATCCACTGTTAAGTCCAATTTAGAAACTATGCGGGAAGCAGTAGATGGCTCACACCATAATTTTATATACTATGATGATAATGTATATAATTATGTCAGCATGAGTGATGACTCCCTCAGATTTAAAGAAATCGCATTTGGTGTGTATGACACCAGTATCAAGCTTACGGAAGTATTATAATGGCTAAGTATTTTATTTATCACAATGCGGGATTTTCGGGGGGGACAGTAACCGATGGGACTGTATCTACAACAACATTTTCTGCATCAAGCTCAGTTACAAATGAAGATAGAGCAAACGATATGTCTATTGCTACAGCGTTTACTTCATTCGGAGCCAATGATGCACTTAGATTTGATGTTGGGTCTGCAAATGCTTCGACTAACTGCGATAGAGCTGCTTTGTATTTCACATCCGCACATGGTCACGATATGAAGATATACTCAGCGGATCATGAAACTAATATGGGGACTGCTCTTGTTAATAAGACTGATAACTGGGTCGAAGGATGGAATGAATTAAGTTTTTCAGATGCTTCTGGTCAATATAAATTTATTCAATCTACAACAGGCACAATAGACGATATAACAGAAGTAATTATTGGTAAAAAGTTAAGCCTAACCAATATAGAATTAACTGGATCGGAGGGAATGAACTATGGAAATAGTAATGCGATTACCTATGAAGGTAATAAGTTCTCCAACCAAAGACACTACGGACAGCGATTTTGGAACTTTGATTTAAAACTCGTCAGCTCTACATATAAGACGAGCCTGGAAACCATGCGGGAAGCGATAGATGGGGCGCGTTATAAGTTTCTATATTATGATGGGTCAGCTTATTATTATGTACGTATGAGTGATGATAGTTTAAGATTTAAAGAAGTGGCTTATGGTGTCTATGACACTTCTATTAGGCTTACGGAGCAGTTAAGCTAATATTGCGGGACATTTTTTGAACACTTTTTTCTGCATACTTTGTCCAACTCTGTCCAACTTTTGTTACATGGTGTGTTAAATATGTTGAATTGCTCTCCCTC